TGCATTCGTGACCGCAATACCGCCTGCCGTATAGCCTGTACCAGATACTTCGTTGGTTGCTGAGTATGCTGTTGTAGCCGCATTGATCGTAGCGGTTGTCACATACAAAGCCGCCTTAAATGTATCGGCGGTGTTTGCTGTATGGGCGGGGTTAGAAGAACTAAAGTTGTGCGTAGCGCTCAACAGTTCGCCTAAGAAAGAAGTGCACATTGATTGAGTGTTAGCCAATTTAAGCTCCTTATGCCATTGATGCGGCGATTAAATCCATGAAAGGTGATTTCTTTAAAGTCACATGCGCTGAACGGTGCACGAGCTCGCCATCCAACCAGTATTCAACCCATGTTGTGTACTCATCCTCATTGTCAACTACACCTTCTTTTTTCTCAAGAAGGGAGTCATCCATTTCGCCTTTGGTAGTTGTAACGAGCATTATGCGATCCTCAAAATTGCGTTTGTGTTAGTAACTGCTGGAAACTGAATCGTGAATGATGTGTTGCAGACTTTATCTGAACCAAAATCCAAAATGGCCACTGACGCATTACTTTGACTTGCATTGTAAATCAGAGCACCGCGAGCTGTAAATGAAGCCGGACTCCACACTATATTCTGAAACGACCAATATGCAACCGTGCCGCCTGTGGCCCCAGACGTTGGAGTTGTCGTGATGGTAAGTTGTTGACCACCTTGTGTGTACCCCCCGCCTGTTACTTCTCCAACCAGAGCGTTTGAATACTGCGTTGTTGACGCATTGATTGTGGCTGAAGATGTAAACAGCGCAATATAAAAAGTGTTTGGGCTGGTCGGCCCAAAGTTGTGCAGCCCTTGAGCAAGCTGCACTTTGAAGCTGGTGGTTGCGGTCTGGACTATGCTCATGGCACATTAACCCTTGTTTGTCCTGATCTGTAGGCATCACGACGTTCCATGCCATCGCCAAGACGTTTAGCCAATGTCAATGCATCTGCATATCTCTGGGTGTATAAAGTCACCATGTCAGCTTCACCCTTCATGAAAGTGTAAGCCTCAACAAGAGATCCGTATAACAGCACAGAATCAAAGTTATCACCCAGCCAAGATGTGCCATCTGCGCTTGTTGTGATTGACTGAGGATAATAGTAATAGTGCAATTCAGACATGTAATTTGTGTCTGGAGTTGGCCCAAGAATTACAGTCAAATCAGTGGTAATAGTTCCACCAGTTACAGTCGGTCCAAACAAAGCATAATATTGCGGCAGTCCGTAAGAAACTGGATTTCCATATGTCTCACGAATAAAGTTAACGTCTTTGTTAAGCAAATACAGATAGCTGCCCTGGAAAGTAACATTCCCAGAAACAGTGCCAGTCAAAGCTAAATTCAAAGTAATGACCAGGCCATTGACGTTTGTAACCGTAGCGCCATTCGGAATGTTTGTTCCTGTCACGATCTGGCCAATAGCCACATTGGTGTTTGAGCCAATCGTAATGGTATAAGTACCAGACGTTCCCGTAGCAGTGGTCGTGGTGACTTGATAAACAGCCAAAGAATAAACCGCCAAAAAGTCAGGCGGCAAAGACAAATATTGGTTGTGCTGCGTCAGTGTTCCAGTTACATTCTTGCGAATAGACGGAAACTGAATGGAATTGTAAATACGTTGTTCAGCTTGCTCAATGAACGTGGGAATATACTCTACGAAAGTGGTTTCATAGTTCTGTGTATAGTCCTGAATTGATTGAGAAAGCTGAGTGTAATTCACGCCATCGGTCCTCTTGCCATCACGCCTTTAGTCGCTGCGCCGGTACCACGAATCTTGATGCCTTCAGTCTCAACGCGGTCATCCATCGTGATGGACACACCCATGAGTGGTACCCAGTTCTTTTTCTTCTGGAACTCAGGCTCTGTACCCGCATCTTTAGGGCCAACAGGCTTGCCTTCCATTGTGTGAGGCTTTGCGTACTCAGACGCAGGACGATTATTTTTAGCCATTTTGGCAGACTCTTTTTTATCTAGGAATTTAACTTTAAATTCTTTATCTCCGCGTTTTTCGGCAGCTTTTAATGCTGCTACAGCACTTGGATAGTTTTTCATTTAACCACCTCTTTGATTTTTAGCGCGGGCCATGTTACGGCCTTGCGCGCGCATATCTCTACCTGTGGGGCCACCCTTTTTCAACTTGGACAAGTTGGTGTGCTTGCCGGGATGTTCCTGTTTATCGTGCATAGAAAAAGCCTTCTTAATCAGCTTTTTGTCCTCTTTGATATCATCGTGCTTCATTCTAAACTCCTACGTTGTAACTATTGTAACTGTACCCACTTGTACGACCGGAATCAAATAGTTTTGCGTCAAAACTGCATCAAAACTACTGGCTCCGCCAACTGGATTCCAACCCCACTGAAAAACTCTACTACCGCCACCAATACTTCCATCAGCAGTCACGCCAGAAGCGTAATAGGTGGTGTCAGGGCGCGGATCTCGCAGTCCTTGTGGGTCATCTACAGGGTACATGCCCAATTGCAACTGAGGCTGATCTGGGTCCCAGCAAGAGGGGCATACCAATATGTTGTAATTCTTGGTTTTAATGATCTCTTTTCTTAAAACCGTCAACTTATATTGGAACCCGCAACGATCACACTCCGCAATCGCATTCTTACCAGAGGCAAACCTGTTGCCCATGATCAGTAACTCCCGCCTATGTACATCCTGCGTGGCACAAAACGCACCGCAGCCTTCTCGTGATCTTCACCAGCCGCCAATTCCCAGGCCTCATCGTATTGAGACTTCAAAATTGGTAATCTTTCCAGCGCATTTGGTACTTTTAACGCCATGTAATAGGACAGTCCAGCCACCAAGCATGGAACAAATCTAAATGGCACGTCAGCAATGTTAGTACCGCCACCCATATCTTGTACTCGGCGCATTCTCCAGTACACAAACTGGTAAACCTGCGATGAATCAGGGGTTGGCCACACGGTAATACTGTTCTTTTGCGACAAAATGACCGCAATACCAGCGTTGTGCGTAGCAGCTGTGGTGTTTCCTTGCCCGCGAGTGCAGTTCAAGAGGTAAGCAGGGTTGCCATTCGCAGCTGGCTGGAGTTCGTTGTACCCAATCAGCTCGGAATCGAGCTTAATAAAACCAGCATTTGGTAGTCCATTGAGGGTACTAACGGCAATCGAGGTGTCCGTTGTGCCAACAGCGGAATATACAGTGGCAGCAGTGACTTGATCATTGGCTGAAAGACGTTGAATCCATACTTGGATAGGGCGCCCTTGAATAAGTTTGTTTGGAATGGTCGCATAAGTAGAAACACTGATGCGTGTAATCGTCAAATCGGCCTGGTTATTGGCCACATTTTGTTGCGTTCTAATAACGTGCTCAAGCAAATCCACTGTATCGTCTGGGAGCGCATAAGTTGGCTGTCCAGGAACCAATGTAATGGCGTCTTGCTCAAACGTCCACATGTTGATGCCACGGTTGGCCCAATCGGCAAAGAGTAAATTCAATGACCGACGGGCCGTCCTAACATCATATCCCGAGCGGGATTCGCCACCACAACGCTCAAAAGCCTCCTCGACTAACTCGGGAAGCTGTAGATTGAACGCTGCAACGCCGGATGTTGTTGCCATTTACTTGTCTTCAGTGGCATTAATGCCAGCAGTTACTTCCGCAGGTGCTTCAACAGCAACAGGAGCAGGATCAACAGCGACAACAGGTGCAGGAGTCTCAACGACAGGTTCATTGGCTTTGCTCATAAAAGCAGCAAACTTTTCTAAAATTTTGTGCTCATAACCAGAAATAGAATGTCCGGCTTCGCTTAAAAAGCTAACGATTTCATTTTTCATTTTGCGGCTTTCATATTATCAATTAAGTTGGGGTATGGACGCCCAGCCTTTTTGGCCGATGCTTTCGCAGCAGCTTTCTTTGCAGGGCTCAGCTTTTTGTGTTTTTTCTTGGGGTTTGGTGTATCCCACACCGCTCCCCCTTTAGCATACACATCTACATCGTTCGGTTTATCCTTGCGATGTATTACCTTTTTACCAGGCATTTTTGACGGGTTAATGTCACCCATACCCCGACTGGCAATCATTTGT